CATGGAATGACCAGCGTTGGCGACATAAAGTCCGCTTTCGTTGGACATATGGGGCGGCACGCACCTGCGATCACTGCGTCTCGGAAGAAGCAGTTTAAACAGGTAATGAAGCGTGCTTTCCCATCGACTGTCGTAGAGACCAGTCTGTGCAAGCCAAAGTCGAATTGAGTTTAGGAACCAGTAGTACCGGTTCTTACCACTCAAGTCTTCCTTGACGTAAATCGGGGTCACATCTTGGGACAGGAAATAGTGCTTACCGCACGACTCCCTGAACGGTCCGGTCCAGAACGATTTCGAACTGTTGACACGGAAGCCTTGATAACCAAGAAGGTTAATCAAGGGCTCGACTGCACTGTTATGGATAACAATGTCGTCTCCGTATATACCAAGCCGCTTGTCCTCGATGCCATAAGCTTCGAGTACAGCAGAGCTCAAAGCCCAGAAAATCAGGCTCTCAAGCTCAAACGTGTACCCATTTCCCATTGAACTGATCTTCTGCAACCGATGCCACTTGTCAGGGAGTTTAATCCATGACGCGCGACACTGGCACAACGCAGTAAACCAATCACGAGGGAGGAGCTCCTCAACAATAGACAATGATACGCTGTCAGATGCTGACGAAAGGTCAATAGTAGCCAGAGAGCCGGTTCGTGCACCTATCCGAGCGAGTGCTTGGTTACGCGATTGATCGTTCAGATCAATCCCTACACCACGCAAGCGCCGGCGGAGCATGTCCCCGATACCCTTCTGGACATACATGTCCATGTCAGTCTCTTTAGCAATACCACGGTCCGTGTCGAATGACTTCGGGACGGTGGTGAAAACGCTGCCCGGTACTGCAGTAACCCACGTAAGCGGGTCGCTGCCATACGCATCCTGCATCGTAGCACGCCACATTGGGCTATGCCAGATAGCGCAGAGCGCGAGGACAGCATTCTCTCTTGACGCCTCAGGTTTACCCTGAAATTTATAGAAAGGAGCACCATTCCGACGCGGAAGCCTCGTAGAGGCACCGCTTGAGAACGACATACCAGTATACGCATCATCCCAAGAAAAGGGACCGAGACATCTCTTGATTTTATCCTTGGCGATGTGAATCATCGCCTCCAAGGTCTGCGTGAGGGGAACCCCAGGCAGATCAAGAACGCTCGGATCTCTTCCAGAACAATCGTTTACTAGACGACACCTTTCTTCGGACTCCACAAAACTTGCGAGGGCAGCCCCAGCCTTATCAATATGGCTCGGATAGCAATCAAGCTTCCGGATCAGATTGTAGGCTAGGTAATCCTTTGCAAATTCAACGCCAGACGCATATTCCGAGGCATCAGGCAGAGGAACAGATCGATTAACGTAATCGCCGCTGGTGACAGCAGCGAGTACTCGATCTGCATACTCTGTCCTAAGAGCCCTAAGAACAGCGGCCGTGGCACGGTGGGTTCGAGAGCGTCTGTACGCACATAGTGAATCGTACATTCCTGCACCTCATAGAGGATAAATGGAAGGAGCTTACGTAGAGGGACGACCGATCAGGTCGCCCATTCTCCGTTCTCGACGATAGCGCGTGTGAACGCATGCTTCAAAAGATTGCAATGGATCTCGATGAGGTCCTTGCGCTCTTGAAGAGTGCTCTGCACGGGTACGACGAGATTGGATCCTGCGAAGCTCTGACGCTTAACGATGGTGTCGGTGCCGTTCGGCCCGGTGACAGCCTCGCTAACCGGCAAGTAAGTCTTGACGGTGACGCTACGACTGTCTTTACGGTCGGACTGCTCAATTACAACGCGCTCACGACCCTGCAGAGTGGCTTGGCTCGTGGTGTTAAACACCAACGAATTTGGGCCAGCAACCATGGGTTTGAACACATGGTCTGCCGGAGTGGGCGAAGTTGCATCTTTTACAGTGATATCACTGAGAGTGGCCATTTGGCCTCCATTAACAACGAAGGTTAGTAACGTTGCCTGAGAAGTGCGACAGCAGTCGTAACTTTCCAGACATCCAGAGGATCCTTCACATACGTAGGAGTTGGGAAAGGCTGATTAGGCCACACCCCCCGAGCCCACGATACGGAAGCCGCCTGCGGTGGCTGAACAATGCCAGCTGTTAAGCTATGACCAGTATCTGGTAGGAGGTTTAATCCACGCCATTTCTTGGTCCCACGAACAAAGGAGGTATTGCTACCGCCCTTATACGATAGTCCGCGCGAAGCGGAATAAGCCTGCAGCACGTCACCTATGGGTAGAACCCAATCGATGACGAACGACATAGGAGCAACCGCCCAAGCAGTGGTGAAAGGGTCCGTAAGCCCGTACTTTGCAAGCTCGCGAAGAGCCGGCGCGTTAAGGCTAAACCACAACGAGACAGAATACTGTTTAAAGTACTCGTCGCGAAACTGTGGATAACAACGGAACCTGCCATCAGCCGTGTACAGGGCACCTGCTTCAGTCCACTCACCAGCCGTCTTGCTTTCCGCTCTAGAGCGGGCAACGAGTCGGATGGAGGAATGGATATCCTCATCGGATAGTAGAACACAGGCCTGCACGATGTCAGAAACAATGGGCGCCCAACCAAAATGGAAGGACGTCCAAACATCGGCAGCAGACTTGCCACCCTTCTTTAACTCTTTAGGAGGTTTAACCCCTAGAGTCCTCGCTAGACCAGAAATATCTCTACGTCTGGCTTGCGTGATAGCTCTAGCAATCGTCCTCGCGGACGACGCAATAAGCTCAACGGACTCACGAGCTTCAAGCAGCGCTACGCTGATGTCCCACTTAAGCGAATCTAGATTCAGATACGCCTGGGTAAGGACACGTTGCTTAGTGCTGTTAGGGATAGATATACCGGAGAGGTCGCATGAATAAGCCGACCCACCTAGTATACCGCTGTACTCGTGCACCTCATTGTTCCACGGATTTCGGAACTCCGAAGATGCAGTAACTAAGAACACATCACGATCCGTTACGTCACAGACGTACGGCGTGGGTGCTCTCCAGCCTTGACTGTCAGGCTGAACCCGTGTCACATCCGATCGAATGCGACGGAACGTCTCGAAAGTCAGAGGATAAGTCCCATGACCAACAAGAACGCCTTTGTCGTATTTCTTCGAATCGGAAATGACCGTGGTATTCGATACCTCGTTACGCATAGCTAACTCCGGTTACCCGGAGGTCGCCAGGCATCGAAGTGTCGGATAAACCGACCCTGCGTAGTGATACGCAAGGGCCCCCCTCACG